CAGGATCATCATTAGAAATAATAAGTGGATCGAAAATAATTATGGAGTCAAGTGATGTCCTGCGAATTAGATCAGGGACAGCAACTGCTCTGGATGTAGCTGTAAGTTACCTAGAACAAACTTAAGGAGGTATAACAAATGGCTCTAACAACAGTAAGTTCAGAAAGACTTTCTACAAATGTAAAAACGACAAACCTTAACTCATCATTTGGTCAGTTAGGTGGTAGGAATATGATAATAAATGGGTCGATGCAATGTAATCAAAGGGGAGATCAAACAGGTATTACTACAGCAACAAATGTTTTAGATCGTTGGAAGCTACTTAATACAAGTCTTGGAACATACTCTATTAGTCAGCTGACAAATAGTGATAATGAAATAAATACAGGTCATAGATTTTCAGCAAAAGTTGATTGCACAACCGCAGATGCTGCCCCTGCTGCTGGTGATCTTCTTATATTTCAAACTACTCTTGAAGGTTTAGTAACTAATAGATTATGTTGGGGTACATCTAATGCTAAAAAAGCAGTTTTATCATTTTGGGCAAAAGCCGAGATAAATGGTTTTTCTAGCGGTACAAAAGATTTTGTTTTAGAAATCCAAACAAGTGATTCACAAGAGTTTTCTGTAGTTTGTCAATTAGCTGCAAATAATACTTGGCAGAAATTTACTGTACCTATTGATGCAAAAACAAGCGGAAGTGTTGTAAATGATAATACAGCTGCTATGTCAATCAATTGGTGGTTAGATGCAGGCTCTAACTATAAAGGTGGCTCAGGTGTAACAGGTTGGTCTGCTAAAGCTAACTCAGGAGGAGTTAGAGCAGCAGGGCAAACTTTAGCTTTAGGTGCTCATACTGATAATAATTTTTATTTAACAGGTGTCCAGTTTGAAATAGCTGATCCAAATACAACAGCAACAGATTTTGAACATAGATCATTTGAAGATGAATTAAGAAGGTGTCAAAGATATTACGAGATAATTCAAGCACATGGTAATGGAGGTATAGCTGTTGCTATTGGTCAAGGATTTAACACTAGAAAAGGTTTCGGTTATCTGAGTTTCAAAGTAACTAAACGTGTTGCACCTACAGCACCAAATATAAATATAGCTATTGATCAAGGAGACACTACTCATGATTGTTTTTTTAATACAACCACAACAGGTACAACAATAAGATCTAGTTCAAGTACAAGCATTGGTAATGCTGATATTACATCTGATGGTTGGACTAATACCTTTGATGCGGAGTTTTAATTATGATAGAACGTGAAAGTATTGAATTTCAAGAAGTAAAAGAACAACTTAAGGATAAAACTAATGAGCTCTGTGGATATCAGGCCAAAATAAATAATGTTTGGTATTCAGTGCCTTTAGCTGTAGGTAATATTGAATATGATGAAATCATTCGTCAGAAAAATGCTGGCACATTAACTATTGCTTCTGGTATAGAACCATTAACTTGGGATAATATTAGAGCTCAAAGAGATCAAATATTGAAAGATACAGATTGGACAATGACAACTGGAGCCACCGTAGATCAGTCTCAGTGGGCTGCATACAGACAAGTTATAAGAGATATTCCTCAGACTTACAAAGATAAAACTCCTGATGATGTTGTATGGCCGACACAACCATCAACAGCTGGTCCTAATACATAAGTCAGAAGATTACTCCCTGTAAAATAAGAACAGAAAAAGAATAT